AGTCTGGTCAGTTGTCTTAGTGAAGATGCCGTAATACTTCTGCTGCTCAATTGTTGGACGAACAAAGATCACACCATTGGTCGCGTCTGAAACTATGCAAGCAGCCACCGGGATGACGTTGTTCGGTGCCGTTGGCTTAACATTAGTGAACGCACCAGCAACTGTTGGGCTGGCGTACAAAATATCACCGGCGCTGAAGGCGCTCGTGTCTAATGTGCGGACAAAACCCCAAACGGTCGCGTAACCCTTTTGACCGCTGTCTGGCAGGTCATGCGTCATCACCCCAAGTATGTAGAGCGAGTTACTTGACCCATCTGCTAGATATGGTGCAACAAGAAGAGCGTTGGGCGTGGCACCAGTGAACCCGACAACAGTTCCGTTCGGGATGGCGACCCCGGTTGTGTTTCCGATGCGTGCGTACCACTCCAAACCGATTTGCTGGGTGACGTCGTGGTCCATGCCGACTTCAGGAGATTGATCGGTGGAGTTCCACGCAAGTCTGCGGATTCGATTGACATGCGTCGATGGCGTCAGGTCGATGTAGTCAGTGGTCAGTGAGTTATTATTCTGAGTTGCTGGAGCAGTTGACAGGTAAGTCAACGCTTGAGCAATACGTTCTAACTGAGCAAGTGCCTGAGTTGCATGTTGGTCGGCATTGCCACTATTGATGGCGGCATCGATGGTCAACTGTACGATCTGTGAAAGCGCCGCGTCTGCCGCTGCCTGAGCGCTACCTGCCTGAATGCTGATGCCGGTGGTATCACTTGAAGGTGAAACTTCATCGGCGATCTGGAACAGACGTTCAAACTGTTTGACCTGCTCGTGGTTCTTTAAAAATGTCGCAAGTTGGTCGCGTGTAAGATTGAGTTTTTGTGTGGCCATGTTACACCACCAGAGGTTCGAGACGTGCCTCGAGACGCGCGATTGAAATAAAAGATTTGCTGTCACCACGGAAACGCTGCACGCGCCAGTTTCTCATGTGACCTTGCTGAAGCCACGTGATGCGTTTTGACCTGTCACCTCGTTTGCCAACCTTGATAGTCTTATCTTGGCTCCATGTTTCGCCGTCAATCGAGTACGACGTGCTGATGGTTGGGTCAGTGCCAAAGGCAACACGACCCGTCAGACAGACAAGTTCAAGTTCATGGAAAATGGCTCCACGCCCTTCGTTATACACGACAAGGGTGCCAAACTCCCAGCGGACGTCCTGACCAAAATGGGTGGAGATGGAGTCGTCGAGGTGACCTACAACGCCAGAAGACGGATGACCAATCAACCACTTGTTATAGCACCAGACCAAGTCCTTGGCCAGGTACTCAGAGAACCCAACAATGGAGCTGGTCAGATGATACCAAACAGGTTCCTGTAGTGTCTGAGATGCGGCTGCGTCGTAGACTAGGGTTTGGTCAGGAAGTCTCACCCAAAGATGCTGGTGGGCTTTGTTGACTCGCGACTCAAGAATCGATTGGGCAAGTTGAGCCTCAGTGTAAGTCTGGAGAATCTCGTCAATTTCCTGAGTGCTGATCTTGATCGCAGAAGCGTTGGCGCCAAGATAGATCGACGGTGGTTCGTTGCGCCCACTACCAAGGAACGCGACAGTGTCAATAAAGGCACAAGCGCAGTAGGTGCCAAGTGCACCTTTGGTGATCTGTGCCCCATCAATCCGTTGGAATGGGAAGAAGTCACCACCGACGTTGTCAAAAACTTCGATTGTGTTTCTGTTGATGGCGTACACCTCGTTGCGCACCTTGACTAGCCCAACAACTGGGTCTGGGTCAACTTCAGAGCTGCCGTACTTCAGCGGGTTCACTGCAAGTGGGTTGTTCAATTCAGTGACGACCAGACTCTGCCCGTCAGTGGTCATGAAGTAACCGTCAACCCAGACAAAATCCTTGACAACCCCAATGTCAGGATCAGTGACCTGAGACAAAGTGCTGCCGTTCCAGTAGTACAGGTTGCCATTGGAGGAGATGGCCAAGCGGTCAAATGAATAATCAAGCGTGCATTGGCCACCGCCGCCCACGTCAGCCAAAACTATCACGGCACCACTATCGGCAACGGATACAAGCTTGCTGCCCATGACGCGATAGCAAACTCCATTCCAATTGATGCCGCCGCGACTTGCTCCTGGGCCTGAACCATCTTGGACCAGGCCTTCTGCTGGTCGTAAGTAACCATTGGAAATTCCCTGCTCTTTTGGAACAGGGACCATGTTCACGGGGTACGAGGTGCGGAAGTCCGCGACCCCATCCGTGTAAACTCCGTTCAGAACAGGGATTTGCATGTGATTAACCTACACGGTACCAAGTTTGAGTTGTGATGTCGAACTTCAGTCGGAAGAAGTCATCAGCACCAAGAATTGTCGGCTCACCTGTCACAGACACGGCGCCATTGCCGTTGATAGTCAATGCTGTGACTTGCTGTGTGCAATTGACAAGGATTTCCTGCTTGTCCACGCAGTTGGCCAACGTAGGCAGCGTGATCGTGCCAGCAGCAAGGCCTGTAGTGGGAGTCAAGATCAGGTGTGTGTTGTTGCCGCTGTCAGTGATCTGGACATTGAAGCCAGTTGACGACGGAGCCGCGTATTGGGTCTCAAACTGCTGAACACCAGTAGATGCCGGCATTTGAGCCAGAATGTACTGGGTCAACACGCTGAGCGCAACTTTGCGGGCGTCGCCATTAGCCTGACTGTAAACAGGAAACTGGTCACCTGCTGCCAGTTGGTCCAAGGCGGACAATTGATTGATTTGTGGCATGGCCAAGTTCTCCTTAATTAAATTCGATTGGGCCGTCTTCACCAGCCAGCAGAGGATCTACTGGTTTGTCCAAGAACGGATTGTCGTAAGTCCTCCATGGCTTGTTACCAGCGCCAGCAGGCATCGTGCCTGGGAACTGTTGCTGAGGAGGCATGGCGGCGAGTGATAGCAATGTGTCGTAGGCCATCTTGGCAGACGCCTTTGTCTCAGTTGCCACGACCTTGCCAAACCCAGGGGCAAGCTTGATGCCCAAGTTCAGGTAGATGGCCTCATTGGCTGAGTCAGGCACGTTGGTCTCTTGGTCAAGTTCGCTGTTTTGTGGACTTGACGGAATTGGGTAGCCGAGTCGGATGCCCTTGGCGTTCCATGCAGCCATCATGGAGTCCAGTCGGCGGAGTGCACTCTCAAGCTGTTCTGGAGTCAGGTCGAAGACGTAAGCCACCAACCCGATTTCCTCGAAGGCCTGTGTGACGAATTGGCGTTTAGTCCAGCCCATGATTACTCCTTGGCGAGTGCTTTAGCGATCGAGGCGTTGAGTCCAGCGTCGGTCGTCTTCTTGCCGAACTGGATGCCCAGCTCTTTGGCCTTGGTCTCGAGCTCAGCACGAGTTGTTGGCGCGTCCTCGGACTTCACAACAGGTTTGTCATGTGCGTCAATGGCGGCAGGCAGTGTGGTAAACCAACCATCAGCCAGCTTGGTATCGAGCTCTTCCTGGTCATTGGCAGCCGCGTAGTCGTAGGTGCCACCAGCGCGGGAGTGAGGGCCATGGCCCTTGTAGACGAGCGTGGGGAACTGGTCGTCGGCAGCTTGAACTTCTTCAGTCATTTCTTGGTACCTTTCTTGGTGTTGGCTTTGGCTTTCTTTGCCACGCTCAGAGCGATGGCGACCGCCTGCTTCTGAGGTTTGCCGGATTTCATTTCGCGGCGGATGTTCTCCGACACGGACTTCTTGCTGTAGCCTTGCTTGAGCGGCATGTCAGTCTCCTGAAGGTTGAAGAAAGGGGCCGAAGCCCCTTCCCTCAATCAGCTTAGGTTTGGCTGAACATGATCAAGCCTGCCATTTCAGGCTGCTTGCAGACCACACCGAAGAGAGTGTCCAAGCGGTACTTGGTCTTCATCGTGTCGATGTCGTAGAACTTCTGCATGACCAACTCGATGCCCTGATCGGTGGAGGCGCGCATCACTGCGGTGCCCGCGTCGGACGGAACGGCGTAACGGCCAGGCAGGATTTCCAGAGCGTCCTTCTGCCAGAACGGGTTGACGTAACCAGCAACGGTGTTCAGGAACACGATGGCCGAGGTCGCAGACTTGGTGTTCACCACGCAATTCTGATACTGAGCTGCCGCGTCGTTGGCCACCTGGTTGCTGATGATCGGAGGGCTGATCGTCATGGTCGTGCCGCTGTCCACCGAGATGACGCGGAAGGTCTTCAGTTGACCAGTGTCGCCCTTGGTGATGTGGTGCACGGCATTGACGGCAGCGATCGTGAAGGCGTCACCTGCGGCCACCGAAGCGGTGCTGGAGACGGTCACGGTCTGGTAGCGGTTGTCAACGTTGATCTTGCCGCCCACGGAGGTGCTCGTGGCCTTGGGGATGTAGTAGTTGACAGCAGCGTCCAGAGTGCTGATGGTCAGGCCGGCACCACCAGCTGCAGCAGCTTGGCGGTTGGCGTAGTCCAACTTGTCCGTGTCAAACGACGCGATCATGCCGACGTAGGCGCGGCGGTAAGCTTCCTTGGGCAGGTCAGTCATGTTCTGACGACCAGCCAGGTTGCTTGCCATACCGTTGTAGTCACGCGTGCTCAGAGCGAGGTAGCGGTCATACGAAGGCACGCCTTGTTCGTTGAAGATCGCTTCGGCTTGAGCCACGTCATCAAAGCCAGAAGCAGCGGCAGTGCGCTTCACAAACAGGGTGCCCTGGGCGGACGCCACGTTCAT